TAGGTTAATGCCTAGAATGGTGCGCCTTATATATGTATAACGCCTAGAATAATACGCACTATTTAGGTACATTACCTGCATTGTTAAAAACTTTTTGAAAAAAGAAAAGAAGAATTTAAGAAAACAGCCTCGCAATAAATAAGATTAAAGCAAGGCTTAATCTAAAATAGATTAAAACTTAGCTCCGCACATTAGATGTAATGTTGGGAAACGAATTGTTTCGTGTTTGTGAAAGTGTGGGACATATATGTTAATCTCTTGAAAGTACCTGCCCATGTTTTTACCAATGGTAAAGACTGGAGAGATAGCTTTGTTAGAGAAAGACACATATGGGTTTTGGTATTCTTTGTTCATCTTAGCATATGATGCTACTAGACCAGCCCCTGCATATATAGACTCAAAATCATACATTCCCTTTATGCCAATACATGTTTCATAGAAAATAGCATTAGAGTTAAAAATTACAGACACATCTGTTATAGCATCGCTGTTTTGACATCTTACACCAAAACAAGCGCTTGGTGTGCCACCTGATAAAATACCAAAGCCTAGATACTTATCTACGGTTATATCTGAGGTAAATGCAATACCTGTTACTGCTAAAAATAGTAATAAAAGTTTTCTCATAAAATCTCCTTTTAAATGAGGGGGACGGAAGTGCTAGCTAGGAAGATTTATTCCGCTTAAGGATACTTCCCCTTCCTACAAAGCATCCTAAAAGGCTGCAGAGATTCCCCCAATATGCTTGTTATTTCTTTTTTTTCTTAAGAATCTTAGCACCGCTCTTTCTAGCAACATCTAAAGCAATGGCTATACTTTGCTTTTGGCTCTTTCCTGAAGCCATCTCAGTTTTGATGTTCTTGCCTATAGCCTTTTTGCTTTTGCTTTTAATTAACGGCATTATCTAGCTACTTCTGCTTTATCAGAATTGTCTATTTTTACTTGAGCATCTACGCTTCTACCTTTTAAGATAGATGCAGTGTCAATGGTTAGCTTTATAGCTTCCTCGGATTTGTTAAACATACCACAACTTGTTAATGTGCAGATTGCACATATTGCTAATAAAGATAATAATGTTTTCATAATCTCTCCTTTTTTTAGTTTAAGTTTATTTATCATTCTATCTCGTCCATTTTACTATCATACAAAAACCCATGAACAGTATCGATAATCTTTTCTATATCATCGTTTACATAGCCCTTTCTAAGATCTCTCATGTAATTTTGTATATCCCAGAGTGCTGAGAACATGTCTGATGAGATCTCGTAAATCTTTCTTCGGCTTGAGTCTTCTTCTGTAAATTCGTATGTTACCTTAACCATTTCGTTGACCTCACCTTAATGGTTTTTATTTTTATCATTATCTAATAATGCCTCTTCCTCGGTTTCTATGCAATGGATAAAATAGCACTCTTGGCACAGAAAACGCTGTTTCTTGCCAGCAGTTACCCACACGCCATAATCTTTTATCTTATTACATCTACTGCATTTAGACTTGTCTTGTGTCTTCATCATCAGCAATCCTATCTTTTGTCATCGGATTCTTAAAATAGCCCACAAACCCTTTGAATGATATTCTCATACCATCCCCCTTCCATATAGAAACATTCTCAAATGGATATGTTCTACGTACTATATTAAAGAACTCTTGCGTTATAAGGTTTCTACGAGTGCCTGTGAATAAAAAGATTCTATTTATCTTACCTACTGCTTCATCTCTTAAACAGACAAAATCGCATCCATATTTGGTACATTCCTTAACTTCAATATCGAATATGTCCAAAGCCTTGTTTAAATAATATCTATCGTTTTTAATAGTCATATTACACCCCAGCTGGTTTTGTTTGGCTTTTAACCCTAAGTCTTATATAGTCTCCCTTATGAAGAAGATCAAAAAATATTGCATAGTTTGTAATAAGCAAATCTTTATTTATAAAGCACATGAAAAATGGGGCAAGGGAAAATATTGTTCTGTTAAATGTAGGGCTAAACATAAATCTAAAAAGATTCCAATAGCTTGCAAATGTTGTGGAAAGATATTTAAAGCACTTCCTAGTCGCATTAAAACTGGAAAAAAATATTGTTCTGAAGAATGCCAACATAAAGCTCAAAAAGGCTTTAATGGGACTCATAGAAAAAACGGACGTGCTGTCTTTAAGAGACATTCCAAAGAAAACAGAGGTTCTTATTGTCCTTTTTGCAAAACTACCAAAAACATTGAAATGCATCACATAGACGGAAACAAATATAATAATCAAGGACCTGAAAATTATATAACTGTATGTAGAAGTTGTCATATGCGCATTCATGGCTTAAACCGTACTTTTAAATACCCTCTAGAAGCTTGTTTAAAAATATTCATAAAATACTCTTTATATTCAATGTTATATAATGAACTTAGAAAATTCAAATATCATATAAAACAAAAAAACATCATTTTAGAGCATTAACACCTTTCATTTGCTCTGCCTTTGCTTCTTCTCCGCCACGAATTCTATCTACAATTTCAATCAACTGTTGTAAATTAGATAAATCTATTGTTGTTAATTCTTTGGCTGCCTTTACTTTATCTAATGAAGCTTTTTCCAGATTTGCTACGCTTTCTGAACGCCTTTCTATAGCAAGGGCTCTATTCTCTTCTACACGTGAGAGCCTTTCAACCCCCAATCCTTGGTCTGCTACAGCTCTAGCATCTGCTAGGTTAGCCCTAGATTCTAGTTCTCTCATCTGTACTTGCTGTTGCATCTGTTGCATCTGTTGAGCTTGCTGCTCTTGTTGCATAATAGCCTCTTTAAGCTCTTTCTTCTGAACGACAGGCGCAACGTTAATAAGTAGTTCTGTAGGAACTGGAATGCCTACTTCTTTAAGGTTTAAGTATTGTATAAACTGTGTTTTCTGTTGCGACTCTGTAAGAATACCCTGTGCTATTACACAATCGTATTTCTGGAAGGCTTTGTTATAGAATTGCTCTGATGGTTGTTTAGCTAAGATTCTAGCTACCTTTCCAGGTTGAAAGTTTGATTGGATAAAGTCTATGGTAAGCTCACCTAAAAGCTTCTGGGAAAAGTCTAACTGATCAAAAAGCTTTTGAAGGGTAACAAGACCGGCCCCCTGTCTTAGCATACTTAGGATGCCTGCTTTATCATCTTCTGCAGAACCCATTAGCTCTTCATTAACACCAGAGATTTCCATTATCTCCTTAGACAAAGATGCTGATAACTCCATCATTGAAGGCGGTATTTGTGGTGGTTGTATATGCCTTACAGAATCCATACCAAGGGGAGCATCTTTTTTTATGAAACGAGCTCTGCCCCGTCCGGAAAGAAAAGCGTCGTCATCATCTACTAAAGAATCTTCCATTACGTCCACACCAGAATTGATCTGGCTTTCTAGGATGTCTAGCTCAATGACCTTTCTTCTATTGTATAAATACTGTGAGTCTCTAAGGCCTCTTACCACACCTTGTATCTTCCATTCATAGTATGGAATATCAGGCTCAAAGTATCCAAGCATAGGTACGAAGGGATAGCGATCTATGTGATAAGGGTTAGGGCCATCATAAAAGACACGCCCACCAATAACAATAGCTAGTTTGCAAGTTTGTTTCTGAGTCTTTTTAACTTCAACTTGTGAGAAGTTACGTGTGAACATATCAAGTCTTTCATCGTCTCCAGTCCACTCAAGAGTTTCGCCGGATTCTTTGTCTATTAAGATCTTTTGATCTCTATAATCTAGATACCAGTACTCATCATAGCTAAGTAGGTCAGGGTTGCTTACGTTGTAGTTCTCAGGAAGAAAAGAAAACTTATCATCTTTTTGAGCACCGGAAAGTTCCATTATATCTTTCTTTCTTTCAGGCATAAGACTAACGGCTTGTTTCTTTGTAATGTAGCGTCTTGTCCATATGAAGTTACAGTCTGACAGGTCAGGCTTAGTAAAGAACTGATCTATTAGGAATCCATTATAACTTAAGTTGTCTAAGCGAAGTTCTCCCGACAAAGAGTCGTTGCGGTAGTCCATCCACATAGAAAGAAGATTCATTCCTGTAGTTATAGCTCCTTCAAAGGCTGTAGAGATTGTTTCGTACATGTTAGTACGATTACCAACCCAGTCTAGTAAAGCACCGAATTGATCTGAGGTCTCTTCATCAGAACCCTCTATCGGCATACACGTAGTGGC